TCATAACTAAGTTAGAAGAAGATGGGAATAACTTTGTGGGAGAAGCAAAGATTTTAAGCACCCCAATGGGTTCTATTGTAAAGAACTTGATTGACGATGGTGCAAAACTTGGTGTATCATCTAGAGGACTTGGTTCTCTCGAAGAAAAAGGTGGTGCCCAATATGTAAAAGGCGATTTTCAGTTGGCAACTGCTGCTGATATCGTGGCGGATCCTTCCGCACCTGATGCCTTTGTTAATGGTATCATGGAGGGTGTAGAATGGATCTGGGAAAATGGTATTCTAAAGGCACAGAAGTTAGAACAGTATAAACAACATGTTGATACTGCTAAAGCATCTGAGTTGGAAGAAGCCAAATTACGAGTATGGAACGACTTTATTAGAAGTCTGTAACATATAAATAGTTTGGTATGAGTATAACGATAACTCAGATAATAGGAGAAATTCGAAATGGCTGAGAACATTAAAAACAACGAACTTGATCTAGAAGAACAAGACGCACAGTTGAAAGGTGCTGAAAAGGGTGACAAAGTTCATCCTAAGCAAGGATCATCTGACGAAGAAGAGATCGGAAAAGGCAAGAGCGAAGTTGTAACTCCAGACGAAAATCCTGTTGACAAAGCAGTAGCATCAGTTAAGAAAGCATCTGATAACAAAACTTCACCAAAAAGAAAAGGTGATCAAGACGGTGGCGACAAGTCTCCTGAGAAAGTTAAAGAAGATGTTGCAACCGAAGAAGAAACTTCTATTGAAGAAACATATTCTAAAGTTGAAATGATCAAAGCAATGGTCAACAAGTTCAAAGATATGGACAAAGAACAACTTAAAGCATCTTATGACAAGATGGTAGACAAAAAAGATGACGACGAAGACGACGACATGGAAGAGTCTACTAAAGCAGAACTCATAAGAGCAATCGCAGAACACTTGAAGTATGCTGACGAAGAGTCAGTTGCTGAACAATTCGATTTAATTGTAAACGAAGCAAAGAAAGAAGAAAAAGACGACTCTGACGATGAGGAAGAGGAAGAAGACGAAGACGAGATGGACGAAGAAGTTCAAAAAGAACTTGAAGATGCTATCAAAGAAGTTGAAGTCAACGAAGACGTCGAAGCACTTGCTAACTCTCTAAACTTAGATGAAGAGAACAAAGCAAAAGCACAAACTATCTTTGAATCTGCAGTAGCAGTTAAAGTTGAGGCAATTAAAAAAGATCTCGAAGAAAACTACTCAAAAGAACATCAAACTGCAGTGGAAGAAAGCAAATCTGCACTTTCAGAGCAAGTTGATAAGTATCTCTCATATGTTGCAGAAGAGTGGGTAAAAGAAAACGAACTCGCAATTGAGAGAGGTCTTAAATCCGAAATGACTGAGAACTTCATCGAAGGACTAAAAACATTGTTCGTAGAACATTATGTTGATGTACCTGAAGAGAAGTACGACGTGATGGACGAATTGGCAAACAGACTTGATGAAATGGAAGAAAAGTTAAACTCTGAAGTTGAAAGAAATATGAAACTTCAAGAAGAGATTGACGGATTCCAAAGAGAGACTGTTGTCAATGAAGCATGTGCAGATTTATCTGAAGCACAGAAAGAAAAATTACTTTCTCTAAGTGAAAAAGTTGATTTCCAAGATAAAGAAGACTTTGTAACCAAAGTTTCTGAAATCAAAGAAGCATATTTTCCAACAGAGAAAAACGAAGAATCTTTGACAGAGAGTGTTGAAGGAGACAGCGAATGGACTGATACAGTAGAAACTACTGAAGAAGCAAAAATCGTTGATCCTACAATGGCAAAATATGCCGACTTTGTATCAAAGGTTAAACCACTATAACCTATAAAGGAGAAATGTACAGAAAATGTTTATGACAGAATCTTTACAAGAAAAGTGGTCGCCTATTCTAGAGCATCCTGAGGTCCCAGAGATCAAGGACTCCTACAGAAAGGCAGTCACTACTGTAATTCTCGAAAACCAAGAGAAAGCATTACAGGAAGATGCTGCAATGTTAGCAGAAGCAGCACCTTTAAACTCAACAGGATCACCTATTTCTAATTGGGATCCTATTTTAATCTCTTTGGTTAGAAGAGCAATGCCTAACTTAGTCGCATATGACATTTGTGGTGTCCAGCCAATGACTGGTCCTACAGGTCTTATCTTTGCTATGAAAGCAAGATACAATGACTATCCTACAGTTGCTAGAACTAGCAAAACTGAAGCATTAGGCATCAACGAGCCAGACACTGGATTCTCCAGTGCTGCAAACCCAACTGCTGCTGGTCCTTTATCAGCACAGATCACTGATCCATTTGACACATCTTCACCATCATATGAAGATACAACTGGAACAGGTATGACTACAGCAACTGCTGAAGCATTGGGTGACTCTTCTTCTAACTCTTTCGCAGAAATGGCATTCTCAATCGAGAAAGCAACTGTTACTGCAAAATCAAGAGCATTAAAAGCAGAATACACTATGGAATTAGCACAAGACCTTAAAGCAATCCACGGTCTTGACGCAGAAGCAGAATTAGCAAATATTCTATCTTCAGAAATATTAGCAGAAATCAACAGAGAAGTTGTAAGAACAGTTAACATCCAGGCGAAAGTCGGTGCTGCTGGAACATCAACTCCTGGTACATTCAACTTGGATGTAGATGCTAATGGAAGATGGTCTGTTGAAAAATTCAAAGGACTTCTTTTCCAAATCGAGAGAGAAGCAAATACTATTGCTAAAGAATCTCGTAGAGGTAAAGGAAACATGGTTCTATGTTCATCAGACGTCGCTAGTGCTCTAGCAATGTCAGGTGTTCTTGACTATGCTCCTGCCCTTCAAACAGGATTGAATGTAGACGACACTGGTAATACTTTTGCTGGTGTATTAAATGGAAGATTCAAAGTATATGTTGATCCATATGCTGGTGTTGACTATTTAACAGTCGGATACAGAGGTACAAACCCATATGACGCAGGTCTTTTCTATTGCCCATACGTCCCATTACAAATGGTGCGTGCAGTAGGTGAGAACACATTCCAACCAAAAATCGGTTTCAAAACTCGATATGGAATGATCTCAAACCCATTCGTAGGATCAACTCCTTCAAATGGTCTTGCTTCAGCTGGAACAAATTTCTACTACAGAAAAATGGCTGTATCAAACATTCTATAAAAACAATTAGTTGTTTTCTAAAGGGC